GAGAGAATATATCGTCACTGTTAGAGAGCATGGCGATTTGGGAAATTTTTATGATGAGATGGAAACTTCTGGAAGTGCTGGATATTGTCCAGATAGAGAAGTTGAATGTATTGCGAGAAGAAATACTAGTAGAAATACACACTATAAGTTAAGTGAGTTAGATGTAAGTAAATTAAAAGATCATCCAAATGTACTCAATGTAGAATTAGCACCTCATGAAAGAGGTATTGAACCAACTTCTCTTTGGGGACCGCAACAGGGAGATTTCCAAAAGAGTACAAATATTAGTAGTGGTGATCTTAACTGGGGACTAAAGAGAGTTGTTGATGGTGTCCAAACTGCAAATTGGGGTACTAATGGGCAGACAACTTTTAATGATACAATACAAACAGGTTCTTCTGGAAAAAATGTCGATCTTGTAATTGTAGATAGTCATGCAAATCATGAACATCCAGAATTTTGGACAAATACTGCTAATAATGCTGCTGGATCTAGAATGAACCAACTTGATTGGTTTGCTGAATATGCGGCTGCACTTGGTGATAGTTATGGTACTGGTAAAAATTATACTTATAGTGCTAGTGGGTATGGTAATCCAGGTCAAAGTAATCATGGAACTCATGTTGCTGGTACTGCTGGAGGCAATACACAAGGATGGGCAAGAGATGCTCATCTTTATAATATAGCATTCAGTACAACCTTAGTTAATAATCGATCTGGTACTTCATATCCTGATTTTGCTATCTATCTTTTTGACTATCTAAGAGAATTTCATAGAAAAAAACCAGTTAATAGTAAGACTGGAAGAAAAAATCCAACTGTAACAAATCATAGTTGGGGTTATAGTCAAGGTTCTCCTGATCTTAATAGTATTACAAGTGTTACTTATAGAGGACAAACAACAGCAGTAAGTGGAACAGATCCCGAAAGAAAAGTTATATTAGAAGCAAATGGAGTTCCTTGCCCATTTAACACTACTTTGTATAGAGTTCCAGTAAGAGTTGGTGCTATTTTAGCTGATATACAGGATGCTATAGCAGATGGTATTATTGTTGTAAGTTCTGCAGGTAATTCTTATTGGTTATGTGATGTGGATGGTGGTGCTGATTGGAATAATTATTATTCTATTGGTGCTAGTAATTATTATCATTCAAAAGGATCAAGTCCAGGAGCAGATGCTAATGTAGTTTGTGTTGGTGCTGTTGGCGAACTTGTAGAGGAGCATAAGTCTACTTTTAGTAATATAGGTGCAAGAGTTGATATATGGGCTCCTGGATCAAATATCATTTCTTCTGTATTTGATACTACTGCATCTACTGAAGGATATGGAACTCTAGTAAATGATCCAAGAGATGCTAATTTTAAACTAGCAGATATTGATGGAACTAGTATGTCTGGTCCTCAAGTTGCTGGATATCTTGCATGTCTTGCAGAACAACAACCAAATATGACTCAGAACGATGCAAGACAGCATTTATTAGAGTATTCAAAACAAAATCAAATAACAGATAGTGCAGTAGAGGGTTATGGAGAGGCATTATATACAACAACAGGAAACCATAATTGGACATGTCCAGTAGGAGTAAATACCGTCACTGTGTTAGTTGTTGGTGGTGGTGGAGAAGCAGGTACTGCTAATAGTGCAGATTCTACTGGTGGTGGGGGTGGAGCACTTTCATTTGTTAATAATATTCCAGTAGTACCTGGCACATCTTATGGTCTTACAGTTGGTGCTGGTGGTGCTGGTGCTAGTGGATATGATGCTAATGGTAATTCTGGTGGTCACTCATCTTTTACCTATGGAGTTTCTAATCAATTTCAGGTATTAGCATGGGGTGGAAATGGCGGTTCAGGTGGTTCTGGATCTGGTGGTGCTGGTGGTGCTCCTGCAAGTGGTGGGGGTACTTATTATTCTGATGGTGGTGGATCTGGTGGATTGGGTGGAGGAAGCAACCCTGCACAAGGTGGTGGCGGTGGTGCTGGAGGATATTCGGGAAATGGTGGTCAAGGTTTAGGTAGTTATCCAGGTAGTTCTGCTGGTGGTGCTGGTGGCGGTGGCGGTGGTGGATATCAAGCTGGTGGTGGAGGAGTAGGAGTATATGGTGAAGGTGCTTCTGGTGGAGCATCAAATAGTGGTAATAATGGATTAGGTGGATCTGGTGGTGAGAGTGTGACAAGTTCTGGTGGTGGTACATATGGCGGCGGCGGTGGTTCCAGTTCAGGAGATGGTGGTGATGGTGCAGTAAGAATTGTTTGGTGGAGTGGTACTAGTCCTCAGAGAGCATTCCCATCCACAAACGTAACCCAGACAACAATATGGTCACAAGATTATAAGAATTTAGGACCAGGTACTAATAATAGATATTTGTATTTCCAAAAGTCTAGACCAGATGATGGTTTAGTATATCCTCATGAAAATTGGAAGAATCGAACTGATGGAGGTATTATTACATACCCAAGACCAAGAAAGGTAATAACAAAAACGGAAACATTCCCTGCCATTTATAGTTGGAACTTTACTATTGGACATGGTGGTTCTGGTTGGTATCATGTAGAAGAAGGTTATGATAGAAATGGAACAGTACAAGAAGCAAATAATGCAACGATTACTATAAAGACAGGAGATCAGTTGCAATTAACCATAATTGCTAGTGGTCATCCTTTCTGGATTAGTAATAGGCAAGGTACTGGGCAACCATCACCTTCCGAAACTCCATCTGGATTTACTAATAACGGTACTGATAGTGGTGCTCTTAGTTGGGATACCACAGGTGTCACTCCAGGTACTTATTGGTATAACTGCCAATACCATCCCTCCATGCATGGAAACATAGTCATTACTTCCTAAATAAATAAATAAAAACTCGGTCAAAATGTCTGCAATTATAACCGATCAAATTAGAATATTAAATGCAAAGAATTTTGTTGCTGGCGTAGGTAACACTGACAATTCTTATTATTCTTTTATTGGTCTCCCCAACCCGTCTGATGTTCAGACTAATTGGGATACCGATCCCCCTACTCCAAAAGATTCATTCGATCAAGAGAGGTCATATTATGACACTATGATTGCAATGAAGAAAATTAACAATGCAGATATTAGACAGGTTGTAACGAAGAGAGTTTGGAAATCTGGTACAAAATATGATATGTACCGTCATGACTATAGTAGATCAAATACATCGGCAATATCTAAGGCAACTAATTTATATAATGCATCATATTATGTTATAAATGATGATTACCGAGTCTATATGTGTCTACAAAATGGCACAAGTCCAGACTATCCAAATGGACAAATTTCATTAGATCAACCAACATTTACTGATCTAGAACCAAGAGCAGCAGGAACTAGTAATGATGGTTATGTTTGGAAGTATCTTTTCACTATTAAACCAAATGAAATTATAAAATTTGAAACTTCTGATTTTATTCCTGTTCCACAGGATTGGAATACCTCTGCAGATAATGCTCCCGTTAGGGACAATGCAATTGATGGTTCTATTAAAATAGTTACTGTTCAAAATGCTGGTGTTAATGTTGGAGCAATATCAACATCATATACAAGAGTTCCTATCAATGGTGATGGAAATGGTGCAGAAGCAACAGTTGTTGTTAATAATGATTTAAAAATAGATTCCGTTACAGTATCCAGTCAAGGTTCTGGATATACTTACGGCACATTAGATTTAGCAGCAGGTGGAGTTCCTGTTGCAACTACTCCTGCAGAATTTGATGTTATTATACCACCATCAGGTGGTCATGGTGCAGATATATATCGTGAACTTGGTGCATTCAATGTTTTGATGTATTCAAGACTAGAGAATGATACAGAAAACCCAGATTTTATTACTAATAACCAATTTGCTAGAATTGGTGTAGTAGAGAATCCTCTTGCACCTAACAGTACACTTCCTTTAGCATTGGATAAAGCAAGTGCATTAAATGCAATTAGATTAACTGGTATTGGATATAGTTCTGCTACATTCACTCCAGATGCCACCTTTATTCAAACAATAGGTACAGGTCTTACTGCTGCTGGTAGAGTGGTTAATTACGACCAAACAACAGGAGTGTTAAAGTATTGGCAAGATAGAGTTGGATTTAATACAGTTGGTTCTGCTGTAACGGATGCACCATATGGTTATGAACAACTAGAATTTACTAGCAGTCCTTCTACTGGTGGTACTCTAG